CTGCTGCTTCTGCCACCACTCAACAGCTTCGTCGATCTTCTTGCCCACGTGCCTCTTTGTTGCGTCCGAAGCCATCGAAGCAATCACCGTCGACGCGATAGCAATCGAGACGTTGTCAAGAAAACCCCGAGGCACGGCCGTCCTTCGGATCAGGTCTCGAGCGATCCGAACCGTGCCTAGACCGACGACCATGCTGGCGAGCTTCTTTGTCAGATCAATCTTGTTCACAGTGCGTCCTTTCGGTATGCGGGGCGTCTGTTCTTCGGGGGAACATCAGCATCGGCGATCGTTTAAAGTTTAGCCTCCGGAATAGGGCTGAGACCCCACAAAAGGACCCTGGCTAACTCCCCGCGACAACCGGTCTGTTACTTGCGCTTGAACTGCGCTGCTCGACGCTGCTGTCGGTTCATCTCGGTCTTCTCTCGCATGTACTTTGCGAGGGTGGCCTTGGGAAGGGCCATCAGCTCAGCCTTCGTCGGCTCGCGTCCTTCCTTCTCCCAGGCGGGGCGATCGTCTTCCAGAGCCCCATCGAAAGTACTCTCGACGTACTGCAGGAGTTCTTCCTCGGACATGTCGTCGATCTCTTCGTCTGTCGGGTCTCGACCCTCGAGTTTCCAAGCCAGACGAACCGCCGATGCGACTGGGAGTTCCTGGACACTTTCTCTGGGATGATTTTGCTTCGCGTAGTTCATCAGTGCCGTCGCGTGCTTCCCCTCCTTCAGTTCAGCGGGCATGATCCCATTGATGAACTCCGTCGCCGAATCGGCATCGGTCAAGAAACCGATCAAGAGAGCACTGTAAGCTTCGCTGGTGAGGAACGCGTCGGAGAGCTCCTTCGACTTCTTGAAGCTTGCCCCGTCCGAACTACGAACCCCATAGGAAGCCCCAATGATTTCCTTGAAAGCCTCCATAATTCCGGCGATGTTCTGCTCAGCGACGATTCGCTTCAGATACTCGTCGAACCCAACGCCCTTGCCGACCGCCCAGTCGACGATCTCTGCGGTTGTGAAATGAAAATAGAAATCGCCCTCTCGGTCGTTCCCATCGAGGTCCTTGTAAACGATGGTCTTCTTGAGCATGTTTTGGCGTCCTAACTTGCAGTGGGTTCGTACGGAAAGTTTTCTCCCGCAACGCCTTGGATGGTCGATGATGTGGTCAATGATGTGGTCACAGGCGGCTCAGCGATCTGCTGCTCCTCCTCCACAGCAGTCCGAAGAAGCGCGAGATAAGACATGAGCGACGTGATCTTCTTGTCCCAAACGCCAAGTGGATGCTGCTGGGACGACTGAATCATGTCGAAGATGTTCGCCGCGACCGGAGCCATCATCCCAGAGAGAGCCTCGAGGAGAGTGATCTCCTGCATTTGCGCGGACTTTCGAATGGTGTGCAACGGGTCGTCCGGCTTCGCATACTCGGCCGCCTTCTGACCCATCTTCGAACGAACCTGCTCGAGCTGCTCATTCACAATCTGCTCAAACCGAAGGGCACGCATTGCTCCTCATTTCTTCGCATAGGCAAAGATATGAGACCTTGTAAGCTTCTACAAAGTCTCATACCTCTGAGTTGTGACTACTTCTCGACAGTGGTCTCGGTGGTGAGGGCGGCCGTCTCCTTGACGTACCGACGCCACAACAGGACGGAGCCAGCGATCAGTGCCGCGCCAGTGATGGCGGCGACAGCGGTCAACTTGCCCGGTCCTGCGGGGACGTCGATCTCAACCGGAGTGGTGTTCTCGTCCATGACGAACCTTTCGTTGAGTAGTGGGTCTCATTATACGCGTTGTAAATCTTGCGAGATGGGGCTTGCGGCTGTGGCTACCAGTAATGCCGCATCTCTCCGTACTGCTGGTAGACTGCTCGTAGGTGTTCAGGGAGATCGGATGGTCTGTCAACCGGCCAGTGCCAGTAACGCTCCGCTGGACATGACTCTGCCCCAAGGACCCCTTCTTCCTCCAAACGACGAAGTTCGTCCACTTTTTGGATCATTCGCTCCTGATATTCGTGATCGTCCACGGTCACTCGCAATCCTCGAACATCTCGCACGGAGGAAGGTGAACCCTATTGGACACGAAAATAGTTCCGAATAGGCGTCACCTTGAAGTTGACAGCAATGCACGGTCGCTGGTCGTCGGTCATCGTTGTGGAGAAAACGAGCTCGAGCAACTCGTCGCAGTTCCACCCAACATCGTCGGAGGTGGTGGTCCGTGCCAGTCCGATGAGGTCATAGAAATCACTCAACGAGGCGTAGAAATCGTTGAGGATTTTATGATTCAGATCGTTCTGAGCCTTCCGGAGACTTTCCATCGAACTCTTGAACGTTCGCCCAGTATACATGTCGTAGCACAGAACATCACCATCTCCGGTGATGATGACCTCAGTGTTCGCCATCGAATGCGAACTGACCCGATCCTGAGCAACCTCGTCGCGAATATCGCGCTCCTTCTTTTCTCCAATCTTTTCGATGACTTTGGCTTTGTACTCATCCAGAGCCCTCTCGGAGATGGAATAAGCAGCCGCAAGGGCCGCTGCCCGACGAGTACCGACGCGATTCGCTCCGACGGTACAGGCGATCGTCATGATTCCGGTTCCGACGGCCGGAATATAGAGCTTCCAAACCACCGGCACCAGGAGCTGAGCCTGCCTTATCGCGGGCAGTTCTTCCTGTGCCGCCCTTGAGAGTTCCTCGTCACGGATTCGAGCCGCTTTGAATGTGGCTTTCCCGGTCAAATACGCCGTAGCCACGGTTCCGACAACGGCGATGCCGGTAAGGATCCCCGGGGAGTTGTCGGTGACAAACTTCTCGAAATGCTTGAGGCCGTCACGAATCGAGTTCACGTTGGTACCCCTCTATGCCATCGAAGAACTGCTGTGTCTCTCGGTGGGTTCTCTTTGCGATCTGCACCACTTGCCTACCCTCACGACGAATTTGCTCCTCTTCACGACGAATTTGACGCGATTCTCGAGCGTTCAACACCGTCGCCAACATGACGAGCAAAAACGAGATCAGCAAAACAAAGATCCACAGCATCCCCACGACAGTACAGACAAGCAGAAATATGGTCTTCGTGGTTTCGAACATCTTGAGCTCCTCAGAATTATGATTGCGGGTCCAGCTTGATTGTTTGCGTCACTCCAAGCACAGTCAGCTCGAACTGGAGCGTTCCGTCCTTGTACACGAACGACTTCGAATCGTCCTGCGATCCCATCAGAGAGGACTCCATCGCATTGTGATCTCCTTGAGAAACCACAACGCCGCCATCCCCAACGGTCTTCGAAGTGTTGAACGTTCCCTTCCAATAAAGAGCCTTCTCCTCCCCGGTGTCCCAAAGAACCGTGACCGTGGAGTCGGCGACAACCGCTGTCATCCGCGGGTCGCTCGAGGTTCCCCACGACCCGGTTAGCACGCGAGGATCACCTCCGCGAGGGGCGAAAATGGCGACGAAAACAATGAGGATGAAACCGAAAGCCATGAGAGCGATGGAAATTGTCATCATCCAGAAATGCCTGTTCTGGTTCCTACTGAGTGTCAGGTTGTTGGTCATCGTTCTTCCTCCTTTGTCGAAAACCGAAAGCCCTTGTAGGGGCTCGCGGTTGGGGACGATCAGTACTCTTCGGATGCGTAGAACTCGTCGTACAGGTCGTGCTCCTTCAGGAAGTCGTTGTGCTGCTGCAAGGCAACGCGGTTGAGGGCGACGCACACCGAAGCGGTGGCGACGACAGCAACAGCAGTCTTGTGGCGGACAACGAACTTCTTGGCGGCGGCAGCGGTCTGCTGAACCTTGTTCATTGTGTCTCCTCAGATAGTGGGGTCTCACTATAGGCGTTGTAATTTCTGCGAGGAGAAAACTAGAGTCCCTTCTTTATCCACCAATAAGCGAAACGATGATGACGGCAAGCTCAATGCCTGTCGCTACGGAAACCAGGCAGATGAGTACGAATACGCAGATATAGTAAAGCATGTTCTCTCCAGAAAAACCTAGAGCCCGTGTTAGGGGCTCGCGGTTGGGGATCTACTTCTTGGTGGTCTCGGCGATCTTGGCGCGTTCGGCCTTCAGTTCCCGCCCGAGCTTGTACAGGTTGTAGCACGCAACCGTGGTAACGGCAACGGCGCCAACAAGCTGCACGACAGTCTTGGCGGACTCAAGGTTCTTCACGGTGTTCTCGTCCATGACAATCCTTTCGTAGGGTCTCATCATAGGACCTGTAAAATATGCGAAACCGAAAGCCCTTGTAAGGGCTCGCGGTTGGGGATCTAGTTGGCGTTCATCTTGAGGACTCGGCGGTCGACCTCGCGGGACCACGCCTTCGAGTTCTGGCGCTGCGTTCCCGCGTCGATCAGCTTGGCGGTTGCCGTGATGGCACCGGCAGCGATCGCAACGGTGAGCAGGGGGTTCTCGATGGCGGCGTCCTTGAGCTTGGCGTAGAAACGCTTGACGTCGTTCATGATGTTCTCCTTAATAGGGTCTCACTATAGGACCTGTAAAATATGCGAAAACCTAGAGCCCTTGTGGGGGACTCTAGGCAGTGGAGATTACTCCTTCGGGGTCTTCATGACCTGGTAGATCTCCTGCGACGTCTCGATGCGAAGAACGGATCCGGCGTCCACACCAACGTGCTTCAGCATGGCGTCAGTCTGCTCCTGCCACGTGAACTCCGGGTACTTCCTGTAGATGTACACGGAAGCCACCAGGCCAGCAGCGACTGAGGCACCGACGATGAGTTCGGGGGTGTAGTGCTTGATGTTCTTCTTGAGACGAGCAAGTTTCTCGTTCATGATCTCTCCTTTGTGAGGGTCTCATCATAGGACATGTAAAATATGCGAAAACCCAAACTCCTTGTGAGGGAGTTGGGCTTGAGAATCATCGGCGAGGGGCGGATCTGTTGATGGCGATCTCGCTTGCAGTGTATATGGTCTTGAAAGCTGCGTACAGCAGCACTGCACCAACAGCCGCGTTCCTCGTGTACTCACGAACGATCTCGTCGATCTTCTCGTAGTCCAAGGAGACGGAGTCAGTAGCAGACGCAGTAGCGTCTTTGACCATCTTCACCTGAAACGATCGATTTCTGAACATGATTGCTCCTGAGTAGATGGGGGTCTCACTATAGGACCTGTAAAATATGCGAAACTGAGAGCCCTTGCGGGCTGACAGTTATCGAGCAAGTCTCCTCATGAATTGGAATTCAGGGTCGATGTCTCCCTCCACAAGAAATCCGAATCTTCCATAGAACTCGATCAATTGGAGAGTGGATAGGCCATCGCTGATTCCAGGATATGCGCAGGCAGCGGTCACAGTTTCCAAACCACGTTCATCCACGAACTGCATAACAATCTCGAGGAGTTTCGTAGCATGGCCACAACGACGCTTCTTTGAGCATACATCGCCAAGCGAGGCCCTATTTCCTTCGTTCCAGATGATGAGGTGACAGGAGGCGGATTCATATGTGAAGTCTAAAACTTCAGGCATGATGATCCTTTCATAGGGGTCTCATCATAGGACATGTAAAATATGCGACTTTGATCGGATTCTTCCCCGCGGGGAATTTTTGGACAAAAAAACATACACGTTGTGAAAACGCCGAAAAACGTAGAAGACGTGTAAATATCACACGCCTCCTACGTCTCGGCACCTTGGTGGTATCAAGTCACCGAAGCTTGAGGAGGAAGTTGATAGCCTTGCTAGTCACGACGTGAGCACGCTCGTGTCCAACAATCAACAGGATTCCCGCGAGATTACCGGCGACCATCGCCAGCGTGTCAGGGCTCACGTAGCTCTTGGAGTTATCCTTGAGCGAGCAAAGCTTCTGCAACTGGTCGACAACCGCGGCGTACTCACGTGATTCTGGTGAAAGTTCAGACATCTTCGCGTACAACGCATCGATGGCAGCAATGAGCTGGTCATCGTCCTTCTGCGGCTTCATGATGAACATGATTCTCCTTCCAGAGGGGGTCTCACTATACCCTCTGTAAAAACTGCGATTAGTTGGTTAGTTGGTCGGAGCATTGACCTTGAACGTCACACTCCGCTTGCCGTCAATATCCTCCGGCTGTCCATTGAGCTCGAGTTCGTACGTCTTCTTTCCCTCAGTAGTAGACGCGATGTTGATCGTCCCGACGTATGGAGTATCGCTCGAGTTGTACGACTTCGTTGAAAGACCCAGAACAACACCAAGAAACGCGTCCACCGATGTGATCGATCCGACGACCTCGGAGCCATAGGGCAACGCCCAGATCTGTGCAAGGGCGAAATATAGCGTCGCCAAAGCAGGCAGACCAATCTGTGCGAACCACTTTCCGATGTCATACGCCTTGTTGCTCAGTGTTAGCTGCATCAGGATTTCCTCTCGAGTCGTTCTTACGAATTTTCTGGACATGGACTGTCAGTGAATGCGTATCATTGAATTTCGAAAGAAGTTCTGAAATATCACGAACTTCTTCGCGTCGACACCTAACTCGCAGCAGACTCTGTCTGGCCTCACGAAGAGCTGTTTGCGATGAATCGGAATATGCTCTTCGAATGCGAGGCAACCGGAAAGCAATGGTCATCGGCTCAACTTTCCGCATCGGAACCTTGAAGGTGAAGGTCGCCGCGCTTGACGGAGAGATTGTCGTGTATCGCTTTGGTTCTTTCTAGAAGCTCTTGCGTCTGGGCTTCTGCTGCAGCTCGAGCTTCACGTTCCATTTCGTATGCGGATCTCCATCTTTCTGTTTCGTCGGCCTTGTCCCGGTACGTCGATCGAGGTACAAGACGACCCAAGAGAATTAGAATGACACAGACGCCCAACAAACTGGACGAACTTATGTCGCTAATTTCTAATCCCCATAAAGACATCAGTCCTCCGTTCCCTGGTTAGGAAGATTCCTTCCACACACCGGCAACCTTCCCCCAAGGTCTTGCCACCGTCCATACCCCGTCCACCTTGACGTATGGAATGGCTTGTTTCCATATCGTCCCTACCTTAACTCGAGCTCCGGCAACCGTCATCGCACTTCGCACCGAAGAAAGCGGGCTCCAACCAACCGCGTTTCTTGACCGAGACCAGAAGTAATATGTGACCGCCGGACTTAGCCCGGAAATATCGACATTGTTTCCAGAAGCATACGCCGTCGGAGTTCCAGGATCAGTCCCATACTCAACTCTACGCTCGAGAATCGCGCTTCCATTGTTTGAATTGTCTGTAAAGGAAGCGTGGACTGAGAGTTGTCCAACGTTCGTCAAGGTGACTGGTCCTGGAGGATCTGGAACATCGAGCAACGTTACGGAAGATCGTCCACTCCAAGGTCCCCATCCGACAGAGTTGTTACAACGAGCCCAGAAGTAATACGTGGCTCCTTGTGTGAGGCTAGACAAATTTGTGGAGCCGTACGACGTTACTGCATTCTGATATGGCAACAAACTCGAGGATACGCCATACACAATTTGCCCATAGAGAATCGCGGAACCATTGTTGGCTCCATATGTAAACCTAGCTTGAACCGACGTGGCCCCAACGTTGGCAAACGAGACCACGGACGGCGCCGCAGGAACACTGGCACGACTGATAGTCTTACTGAACGTCGTGGGTCCGCCGAGGCCACTGGTTCCAGTAGCGAATAGCTTAAACGTGACGGTTTGACTATAAGTAATATTCCAACCGCCTAGCTTTTGCCAAGAACCTCCGGAAACAAAATCGAAATATTGGGTCCCAGAGGTAACCCCATTGATGACGTAGCCCCATGGGAGATCATGGTTATACGTAGCTGACCCGGCTTTCAACCAGAACTCAACAACAGTTCCAGTATCGCGAATCATCATAGTTCCACTAGAGCCGGTAGGCTTGGTGTAGTCAGTCATGCCTACCCCACAATCTTGAAGTAAATATCCCCATCGTTACCGCCCGTTGGGTCTGCTGTCCCTGAGGAAACACCAGCGGCGGACCGATAGGACGCTTTCCCCACAGGTATCAGCGCCTTAACCTGTGCGACAAAGTCTCTCGTACGGTTGATCTCTCGAGCCCCGTAACGAACGCGACCATCTTCGCCAGTATCAGGAACAAGTGAATAACCTGCGGCAGTTGCATCGTCTCCTACAGCCATCAGTCCTCCTTCCTATGGTTGGTCAGCCCACGTTTCAGACGATCCTTCGAGATCCTGCCAAACCTGGTGGTAATCCCAAGCAAGCCAAGAACCCGCAGTGATGAACGAGTTTATCCCTAACGTCGGATATGAACGAAAACCTTGCTCATCCGAAACAAATATCTGCTCTGTAACCTGCATGTTTGAGGTTGCTCCGTCTGAATTACGAACCTCTACTAGATCCCCGAGATAGTAGTCTTGCCCGTAGATATACTGGCTCGTCTGGCTTACTTCGCCGTCAAAACCAGAAAAACTACGATGTTTTGCGAGCTCGAGTTTTCCTCGGAGAACCATCAAAGCAGAAGCAACCGCAGGATCCGTGTCCGTTATGTCCGTTGCTTCAATCATAAGAACGTTTCGATCAAAGCCGCTGACTGACGTATCTACAAGATCGGCATAAACAATCTCAAAACCTACCGGAGACCGAACGTATGCTACGTTCTTTGCCCCGAATGTCGATGTGAACGCAGTTGTGTTATGCAGATTGTCTAAATTCTGGGAGAAGACGACGGCAGGAAGAGTCGTTTGTTGAGTCGTCCTATCGCTTCCCATGTAAACGTCCCAATAAAGATTGGAAGAAACTCCATCACTAACCATTCTAAAACCAAAGTCATAAACATCAGCGATGTCTGTGATCGCAGAATATAAATCCTTAGGATCGACATCCACGGTGATGGAATCCGGAGGCTCGCCTATGGTGTCCTCTGGGAATATGCTAGATTCGACCACGTTGGCAATGACGTCGCCACTGTTCACAATCCCGGTGACGCAAATATCATGGAACATTTGCCTAACGATGTCGGTAGGCGTTCCAGTCAAACTCCACTTTGGCGTTGTTGTGGAATCGTCTGTTCCAGCCAAAGCGGGTCTACTAGCAAGAATCTCCTCGGCAGAGGTTCCCTTCAGAACAAGAACTCGATTTCCCGAATCGTCTTCTGTATCTTCGACGGTCTTAATCGTCATGATCCGGGCCGACTCACTGCACGAAAGCATTGTCTGAGCAGTAAGCGTACTGCGACTCTGCAGAGTTGACGCAATTTTTAGTTGAAAATCCCCGTACCTGGAAAACCTCTCGGTCCAAATAAGCGAAATGTACTTGTCAATTATGGTCGTTCTACGGTACAAACTGTCGAGAATATAGAGTTCCATCACAGACCCCCGTATCGATTTGAATACGTGAGAACATAGGGAACCGCGGCTCCCTCAGCATAAACGCGGAAGTAATTCTCCCCAGGAAGGAGGTTTATCCAGGTGGATTGTGGAGATATCGCATAAAGAAGCGATGTAGTGGTTCCAGATCGCGTTAACGTCACCGTTTTAGCACCTGGAGTGGTGACTATTTTCACAACGTCTCCAGATATTAGATCATAGGCGAAATCCAAGGACATTAGAACGTTGTCCGGACCCTTGCTATAAATGGTAAACGCGGTCATCGTTCTATCAACATTCAAAGTCAATTCGATTCCTGTGTCAACACTTCCTGAATAATCTATCAACGTTTCCGTAGTAGTAGACGTAGTATCGCCATCGATTTCGATTCCAGTCTCGTCAAAGAAGTCTGGATCAAAACACATAACAGAGATACTAACCGAAGGTTTCTTGTCAAATATGGTTGGTTCGCAACTTTCTACTACTCCAGCGATTGTTGCGTCCAAACCATCTTGTAAATGGAAGGTGAGTTTTACTTCACTCTTGGGCATAAAGAATTCATACAGTTTTTGACGAAGAGAACGAACGGTATCTCCAACAGAATATGCCGGTTCAAGACCAATGGTGAACAGAAGATTTCGAGGTTCTCGTCGGCTCGTCTGGTATTGAGCCCCGTCCAGTCTTGCGAACGTCGTTGAGACCAACGTAGCCTTTACGGGGCCAAGACCATCTATCTGACGAACAATTAACCCGTCAGGGATGTCAACCATTGGGAGCGTTAAGAGCGTCCCGCGATTGGACCACGCGTCGATGCTAGTCAACATTACGGCAAAGCTCCCTTCGCAACCGATAGCTGGTTGTTCGTCTGACGATAGATCTCAGCAGAACTCAATGCCTTTGGCGAAGTGTTGTACTGCTTGAATTCCAGCGTTGTAGACTGAACCGGTGCAGGCTGGACCGAGCTCGTCTCTGGCGGCGTATAAGACGCAGCAACGATATTTGCTTGTTGCGTAGTAAAGCCGACGTTGATTGGCTCTAAACCGAACATAGACGATATCTTCGAGGCGTTCTTCTTCACATTGGACAAATCGAGGACCGGCGTAATCGTCGGATTCACGTTGATTTCTCCGCCAATAAGATCAGACATTCCTGCGATCGACTTGCTCATCGCCAAGATGGCGGCCTTGCCAACGTTCTCAGAGGACTTAGCGACAGCGGATGCCATAGAATCGACACCGTTGATCATGCCCTGACCACTGTTCACGCCAAGGCTAAAGAACGCCTTCGATGGGGAATGAACACCAAGAGCATGCCTAGCCGCATCGTATGCCGATTTGGCCAATCTAGCTGCAGCCCCAGCAACCCGGCTAACCGCGGAAGCAAGACCTCCAGTCATGCCATCGACAATCGCCACGGCAAGCCTTAGACCAGCCGAACGCATCGCCGAGGTGTTTTTGTTGATCGCATTCGCCAGACCATTGACGAATGAGATAACGACCTTCACACCAGCGTCGGTAACGCGTCCGATGTTCTTTGAGATCCCGTTCAAGAAATTGACGATAACGTTCGTAGCCGTGGTCACTACTCGGCCAATGTTGTTAGCGATTCCCTGAAGGAAACCGATGATGATCTTGAACCCAGCATTGGTCATGATTGGAACATACTTGACCATAGCATTAAGCATCTGGGTCAAGAGACCGAACAACGTCGATATGATCTTAGGAGTTAATGTAGCTATCGCATTAAGGAGCGACATCAACACAGTCACGAGAGCCTTAGTAATGGCTGGCCCACCCGTGGCAATAACATCTGCAAATGCGATTATTCCAAGCCCAATTTCCTTCAGTGCCAAAGGAATAAGACCCAATATGGCCGTAACCATGGCGACAAGAGCCGCAGTTCCTGCAGCACCAGCAATAGAGAGCGCCGTTAAAGCTGCCGAGAACGCAAGAACACCAACGCCAGCGGCAAGAACACCAATGCCGATAAGCGTAATAGCTGCGCCAAGACCAAGGAGAGTTGGCACTAGAGGAGTAAGTACTGCTCCAGCTAGTCCGAGTACCGCGAAGACACCAGCAAGAGTGAGAAGACCCTTGGCGATTTCGCCAAGACTCATGCCCCCAAGAGTAATAAGAATAGGGGTAAGAATTTTCAACGAAGCCGCAACAACAAGAAGCGCAGCCGCCCCTGGGAGTGCCGTAGTCATGGCGCCCATTGCAATTGCGATGATGGCAAGCGAACCCGCAAGAGTCACCAAACCCTTAGCGATGTCCCCCCACGACATTCCTGCTGCCGTGCCAAGCGCCTTAACGATCATTCCCAAAGAAGACGCGACAACAAAGATCGCCGCAGCAGACAGAAGCGATGTAGGAGGGAGTAATGCCAACGCTAGAGAAATTGCTGTAAATGCTCCAGCCAGAGTCACTAAGCCCTTGGCAATGGACTCCCACGAAAGTACTCCCATTTTGGCAATTGCATCGCCAAGCATGCCAAGCGATGCCGCCGCAACAAAGATTGCCGCAGCAGATAGAACCGACGTAGGCGGAATCGCGTTAAGAGCGACCGCGAAGAGCAGAAGACTGCCCGCAGTCGCCGCCAAGCCCTTGGCAATGGCTTCCCACGAAAGTTTAGCTATGTCGGTCATTGCACTGGCGAGGATCTTAATGCCCGCAGCGAGAAGAACTATTCCAGCGCCTTGCAGAACACCAGCTTTTCCCACATCAGAAAACTTAGTGAACAACGCTAGAGAAACAAGGAGTGTGGCTACGCCAACAAGTCCCTTAGCCAGCTCTTTCCAAGAAAGCCCAGACAACTCAGAAACAGCTCGAACCAAAATGTTTATCGCGGCCGCAAGCAGAACGAATCCTGCTCCAGCAGTAACCAAACCCTTACTGCTTCCAGAAATAATCTTTGCCGAGACCGAAAGTTCTCCAAGAAGAATTCCAACCCCAGTGAGGCCCTTGACGAGGCTATTCCAATCTAAAGCCGCGAGACGCGAAACTGCGATTGTCAAAAGATCCACAGCGATAGCAAGGAGAATCAACGCCGACGTTAGAACCGGCATCTTGACGAATCCCTTAGACGCCGTCACCTTCTGGAGTATGACCATCGACGCCATCAACTGAGTAAACATCGCTGCCATTGCCGCAAGAGCAACGGTCAACTTTCCAGAGTCAATAAGCGAAAGAGCCACGACAGACGCAGTAAGAAGAGCGACAGCGCCAGCGATCTTGATCAAAGTATTTGCCTTTAGCTGGGCTTGCATCGCCTGCATAGTCCCAGTCAAAGCTTCAAACGACTCGCGGATGTTCCCGAGAATTCCTCCGCCAACATCAACGTTAATCCCATTGCTGAGAAACTTCTTCAAAAGAAGCGCTATGCCCGCAAGAAGACCCGTATTAAGCGCATCAAGAACCGAATTGTAATCGATCGTCCCCATAGCATCGGTAATCACTTGCCCAAGCTTCGAGAAGAAATCACCAAACATGAGAGCCAAAGGACCAAACGCCTTTGCTACGGCTCCAAGAATACCGAGAATTCTCGACCAAACCGCACTGATAATGTTTCCGAGCTTTCCGAAAGCTTCGAAATGACTAACAGTCTTCGCGACGTTGCTCGGGTCAACGCTTTGAATGTTCTTAGCAAGATCAACAAGAAGCGAGACAAATTGCCCCAGGTACTTTATCGGCGTTCGGATAACCTTGCCAACAGTGTCGAAGAAGTTAGTAAGATCATCGCCATTCTTAATGGCCTTGTCTAGGTTAACTAGGAAGTCTCCAATAGCCGCAGTAACCTTGAGGAAACTACTGGCGCCTTGTCCAGCTCCATCAAAAAGACTAAAGAACGTTTTGGTGACCTGCTTGACCACTTGCCAAACGATGTCCAACACCGCAAACAAACCGGCAAAAGTTCTCCGGAGATTATCTGCGGTTTCTCCTCCTATTTTGAGACCCTTGGTGAAGTCTCTAATAGACGTGGTAATGTCATACAGCTGCTTTCCCGTCGTTGGCGGGAAGATGGCCCTGAAAGCATCCTTGATCGGCTTGATGACGGAAATTAGAGCATTGAACGCGTTCGCAACCGAGTCGATCAATGCGGTACGGCCGCCTAGCGCTTTCCAATCACCAAGCACCTTGTTGCGAGCATTTGCCGAGGCATTGATGAAACCACCGAGAACGTTGGAGATCCCAGTGAATAGAGATTTTGCCTCTTCGAAGTCACCGAACAGAATCTGCCACGTCTGAGACCAACCTGAGCCAACGGCTTCTTGGAGGGTATCGATCAACTGAGAAACAGTCTTGACCTTGGTGGCTGCATCCTGAGCAGTCTTACCCAACTTAAGGATTCCAGCTATTTGTTGTTCATTGTAGCCCATAGCCTTAAGCTGGCTGGCAGATAAGTCGCCAGTAAACTTAGCCAGGGTTTCCGTTAGAATCTGGGAAGTGAGCCATCCCTTTTGCAAGGAGTCTCGGAAACTTCCCTCGTCCTTGATGATCTTGTCGATGGCTACGCCATGAAGACGTGCGGTTTCCTTAAGAGCATCTTGGAAAACCTTACCGCCCATTCCAGCGTTAACGACTGAGTTCCAGTCCATCAACTTGACGGTACCGGTCGCCAAAGCCTGCGACAACTGATACATTGCTGTTGATGCTTGCAAAGAACTTGAGCCAGAAACAGCGGCAAGGTTCGCAATACCCTTAATAGCGTTCACAGAAACGTCTAGCTTAACGCCTGCCGCCGTGAACGTACCGATGTTTCTTGCCATCTCGGCAAAGTTGTAGATGGTTTTGTCAGAATATAGGTTGAGCTCTTGCAGAGCGGCGTTAACCTGCGTTAATCCGACGTTCTCCCACTGAGTATTAGACAAAATAGTTTGAATTGAATTCAGATTCGTTTCGTACTCATGCAAGCCTGCAGTAATTGGCTCAACAGTCAACGAATGAACTAAACTAATTCCAGCGTCAACGGCTCTACTAACTATTCTCTGAATCGCAGCGATGGCGATAACAGACATCGTGCTAAATTTGGACGCAATCTGATCAACACTAGACGCAATGCCAGCAAGAGAAAATCCCTTAGCGGCATTACTAACCTCGTTTAAACCCTTCGCTCCAGCCTCGAGCTTAAGACCCTTGTTCAGTTGAGCCAAAGAGTCAAGCGTAGTCTGGATCCCCCGCTGGAATTGCGAGTTATTGAACTGCATGTTGACGACTCTGTTGTCTACACCGCTCACGCGGAGGTCACCGCCTTCCAAACTCGTTCGGCTATAGCGTCAAACACTGGCTGCATCGAAGGGTTAATATAATCCCTACCTTGAACATACCCCCCGGTTCCCGTTCCATACCCATACTGGAGCATGATGGCCACTGGAAAGCCATTCTCAACGTCGCTGTTAAGCCAAGTAATCTTGCTCGACTTTCCCGAAGTTTCTACCACATAACTCCAGGAATGGGCCGCTAAGCCAGTTCGTTGCGGCATGTTTTGCTCGAGCGCAGCAACACCAGCCTGCCCTGCCGATTCAAGCACAGAAGCAATGTCCAACTTGTTCATTGCATTTAGAAACGCTTCTGTATTCTTGAACGAACCGCTGTTTGTGAAGGAAAATAGTCCCATTAGGCTCAAGTCGCAAATATAGACACGAGATCATCGACGACAGGTAGACCCGGGTTGTTGCTATCTGTCCCATACAGAAGATCTTCCACCTGAGACAAAACCGCCGGGTCTGTTTTCGTAGAATCGATAATCAAACGCGACGTCGGCTTAAGATTCGGAATTGGGACGGGACTCGCTGTAATATCCCAACTAAAAGTACTAAGATCAACACTAGAACCTAATGTTTTATATCTCTTGGTTGTCGGATTAGCAATAGCATTATATACCAAATGCAACTTATAGCCAAGATTAAGACCTGCGATAGCGTCCCCAAGCTTAGTCTTGTAGCATAATCCGAACGTTCGCCTATACTGTTCTCCAGCATACAACCCAGAAGCTAACACGGCTACGCCGTCACACTCTAACCACTCGTCTGGAAAAGTGATCGCAGCAAGTGTAGCTTTGAACTCCTCGGAAACAACTCGATTGGAGTACTTAACTCCATCTATGAAAAGCGGATCAGCTTCGCCATCTGCTCCGGTCTCGTCAATGGATACGACCCCCGACCAGGAAACACCGATCCCAGTTGACGGATAGAGGACGACGTTACTCACACCGGATTGATACTTTCTTTGCGAGAGATCGTCCCAGGTTAATCTCGTCATAAGGACCTCCTTGTCAGCCGCGAGTATTGTACTTCTTTCGTCTTTGCTCGTTCAGTGCCCTGTTTCTCGCAGCCACTTCTTGCGGAGACAGTTTCTTCTTTGGCGCATTCATTTCGCTGCAAACTCGGATGAGTGTAAGCAAACGATTAATGTGCCAATGTTGGCACTCGAAGGGAATCCCGAACGAAATCATCCAATAATAGATCAACTCGGCCGTGATGATTTCACGACTCTTCTCTCGATGGGCCTCGGAGAACCACGTCGCCGTCATCTTCGCATTAATGTATTTGTTGATCTCATCGTAATTCTTTTTGGAAAGATTGTCAAAAACTTCTAGAGAAACATCCGGGGATAAAACCATAGCATGGATGTACCAGAGCATTTCCTCTTTAGTTTTGTCTTCTTCCCCAATAAAAGGCTTTTCGAAATACGACTCCCATTTTGACAGAGAAACCAGAGAATGCTCAAGAACCACGTCAACAGACTCGACAATGAACGTCTCTGTTAGTTCATCGTAGAGATCGCCGGTTACCACGCCAATTTTGAGCATTCTCTGGTCTCCTGTCTATTCCGTTCAGGCGTACGTGAACAGCCAGTCGTTGTCCGTAACCGCCGGGAACATGTAACCGGCATTCGGCCAAGCAGTAACGACCGTGTTGGCAGTGATGTCGACGTCGCCAGACACAGCAACGCCGTCGATGTAATAGGTGACGCCGGTCACGGTGGGGATGGTGATGGTGTTTGCGGCGAACGTCGGAGCAGTCGGCGTGGCCTCCGTGATCGTCCCCGCGAACAACGCGACGACAGCAGCCGGCGTAGGAAGCATCGGGTCCACACCGACGGTTCCATACAGAATCGTCTCAAGCGCCTGAAGAGAACCCGAGGTCACCTTGGTCGAATCAACCACGATGAGCGAAGTCGGCTTGTAGGTCACACTGTCAATGGTCCCGACTTCAACCGGAGTAGTCGTAACCGTCCAGCTGAACTTCAAGCCCTCAGGAGAATCGTTGACCGTCGTGTAGGCCTTCTCAGACGGAGCCGCAAGAGCTCCATAAACGAGGTGCAACTTGTAGCCATGCGAAGACCCGTCAAGGTCGTTTCCGACCTTGGTCCGATAGCTAAAACCGAACAGCCTTCGGTCCTGCTGCCCGATGCGGACGCCCACAGAGGGCTCGAGAGTCCCATCGCACTGACCGAACTCGTCGGGATAGGTGTAGGCCTCGATCGTGCATCCGAAATCCTCATTGGAAAGGAGATTCAGATACTTCATGTTGTCGGCGTACTGCGGGTTTGCTTCCGCACCAGACGGGCTTTCGGTAACGGTGGTGAGACCGTTCCAAGCGACGCCAGAGGTGTACGCACCTCCAGCATCCGGTAGATACAAAACTCCGTGGTCAACACCGGTCTCGTACAGGCGTTCCCCAACGGAGTCCCAGGTAAGAGCGGTCATGGGTTGGTTTCCTTTCAGTAAAATGTTGTGAAGACGTTGTGGTTCAGACCATTTGCCGCGAAATATCTGTTGAAGAGTGTTTTCGGCAGCATCGCAACCTTACCTGGAATGTCACTATCCGGATTCCGGTCAATGATAGTGATCTGATATCGAACTTCATGTGAATATGGATTGTTATCAGCAAATTTAGTAATTGCATTGTCGCGTTGATAAACAATGCAAGGATACGCCATAGAGAGACTTGGCGGAGGTTGATAGTAAACGTTAGATACAAACTGTTCCAACATAGTCTGAAGCTCTAAACGACGAATCAATCCTGCTGAGGAAAAAGCCACAACGTCAACTGTTTGCGATTGATTCGCATTCTGTACGACTAGATCAACCTTTACAGTAAGAACCACGTTATCAACCGTTTGCGATTGACTCGCATCCTGTACGACTAGATCAAACATGTCGGTAAGGGCTACCCCATCGACGGTTTGCGATTGAGTCGCATCTTGTACGACTAGATCGACCTTTATAGTAAGAACCACGTCATCAACCGTTTGCGATTGACTCGCATCTTGTACGACTAGATCGATCATTCCGGTGAAATTCACATTATCGACTGTTTGTGATTGACTCGCATCTTGTATAACTAGATCGACGACTTCAGTAAGAACTACCGCGTCAACCGTTTGCGATTGGTCTGCGTTCTGTACAACTAAGTCAAATGTTACAGTAAGAACCGCATTATCAACCGTTTGCAGTTGACTCGAGTCTTGCACGACTAGATCGACGATTTCAGTAAGAACTACTGCATCAACCGTTTGCAATTGACTTGCGTCCTGTATAACTAGATCGACGACTTCAGTAAGAACTACCGCGTCAACCGTTTGTGATTGAGTCGCATCTTGTACGACTAGATCAAACATTACAGTAAGAACCGCATTATCAACCGTTTGCGATTGAGTCGTATCCTGTACGACTAGGTCTATGTTTCCAGAATCAAACTGAAACAGAACGTCAATGAAATAACAAGACGAGTCGTATGTACTATGAGGAAACGCAGGAGTAGATCCCACTAAATATGTTCCTAAACTAGCGGCGAGGTGATCGTTCGTATAGTCGCCGCCGTCAAAGAAGAGCGATGTGGTCCCATAATCAGTCGTCGGACCCCAAACCGCAACGTACTTGACTCCGGCCGTAACGTCAACCGGAGAATCGAACGTTACCTCTTGCCACCCACTACTAGTTGGAGTCGTAGCAATACTCTTACTCGCTAGGAGGCTTCCTGTTGATGCTGAGGTCCAGAGATACAAACCTCCATACGATCCAGCAACCTCTCCTCCAGACCAAAACCGCACACCAAGGATTTGCCCATCAACGTCAGGTGTAAATTCCGTCCCAAGTGTATACGCAACGCCATCGATGTTCGATGGAACATCTGGAGTAAGCCCAGTAAATATCGACTCTATCAACGTTCACCTCCTTTCAAACCAAACTTCAACTAACAACTATGTTGGGTCGCCAACCGTGATCGACCACGAAGGAACGTTGACAAGATTTCCAGATGCAATTGCCTGCGACGTGCATGTAGTTACGTATCGAAGCGTACTGTCAGAAGCGTTAGCAACAGCAATGTGAGTTGCCGTACCACTACTTGTTACCGAAACGTCTGCGATAGCCGACACGGTGACCTTTCGACCGCCTCCAGTGGCATCGGCCTTGGTGAAATCACCCCCGGTCAAGCTGGTGCTGGCGAGAGTAACTGCAGCAATCCCAGAAAAATCAGCCGGTTCTCCAGAGCAAACGTAAAGCGTATCGGAACCAGCAATATAGTCCAGTTCAGCGTCGATCGTGGCGTTTGGGGCAGCCTTACCCATGTTTCACCATCTTTCACGTCGTGGTTGGGCCGTTATAGACACTCCCAAGCCTCAGGAGCAGGCGGGGGCCCTGCACTTCAACTTCCGTAACCTTCCACAGAGCCCCAGCCCACTGCACATACCTGATGGCAAAGAAATGGTCTCGGGCATACGCATCCGCGACAATAGAAATGGAGTTGTTTACAGTGATGTCATCGTTGACTTTCTGACCATCACGGAGCGTCCGAGAATTTCGGACAACATCTCCGTAATATTCATACTCGGTAATGACATCCTCAAAAACCCCAGGTCTGGTTTGTACGCTTTCGCCATACCCCACTTTACCGTTAAACTTTGCCATGGTGGATGACGAATCAGCGCTTCGTGAAGGTCCAGTAGGTGTTCGCGTCATTCGCGAAGTAGTAGCCACTGTCAGCAGTGGCAGAAATCGTCAGCGTCTCGCCAGCAGTCAACGCGGTCTGCGCACCGGCGGAAAGCGTTGCGTCGGTGGCCGCGTTCTTGTAGGTGACGTTGGTCATGGTGGGAACCGTAGCGACACCGGTCGACTGAACGAAGGTCGGCGCCGTAGGCGTGGAAAGCATGACGTCAGTAGAAGCAGACGTCTTCTTGATGACAATGGCCGTCTTGGGCCGAACGAGAGCACCAGACAGACGAGTCTCCATCAGGTACTTCATAGCGTTGTAGTCGATGTCGAAGTCGTCGAACAGGTTGACCTCGCCACCGCGATCGGTGCCGGTGTTGTAATCCGACAGATTGACGATGATGCCGACGAGACCGTCAATCTCCTTCATCGGCTCACAGTTCACGACCCGGTCAACGCCAAGAGCCTCAGCGACGTCCGCATTGGTCTTGTATAGCCTCTGACCTGTCGTGTCCTTCGCCTGCTTGAACTTGTTCAGCTCGGGAACGGTGGTGAAGAACGTCGGAGTGCCGGTCCCCTTGTAGAACTCCATCCCGTCCATGACGGCGTCGATGACCTCGTCATACGTCGAGTTCGCGTCGTCAACGTTCACAGTGACCGTAGTCACATAAAGCTCGTGGTCGTTCAGGATCGAACGAATCCCGGCGCCATCGCTGGCACCCATGGGGTCCTTGACCTTGTCGTCGTTGGAAACGTCGCGGCCATCGCCGATCAGAATCGCTCGAGCAACCTCCTCGTCGAGCATGACGCGCATCTCGCCCTTCAAAAAGGCGATAACGTCGAAGTCCGTGATGTCCAGAGCGTCGTCACGGTCCAACTTCTGCTTCTTGTAGACCGTGGTGGGAGTAGTCGTACGCTTAGTCGCGCCAACCCACTCCTCGACCTTGTAGTTGCCCTTGATATAGCCCTTTGCACGGGCTTCGTCTTGGGTGATGTCGACGTTCAAGGACTTGACTCGAGAGAACGGGGTGTGACGGGTCCCATTCAGAACCATGTTGACCCACTCGGTCCTCCTCTTGATGAGCTCAGGAGTATCGGTGAGGTTCTTGGCGTCCGGAAATAGGACGTCAATGTTGTCAATCCCGTGCGAAAGCGCAAACTTGTGCGCAGCCTCACGAAGGCTCCCGAGACGACCAGCATCAGCGACGATCCCGACAACATCATCATGGGTCAGGGTGTAGGGAGAGCCGGTTCCCGCAGGACCAGTGGAGTTGCCAGCGCCTTCAAACACATTCTTCGGCACAGTAGTGGTTCCTTCCGTTTCGTTGTCGCCAATGCCGGAGTGAGAAGTGGATTTTCCTCCCGAGCTCGAGGAGGACGTTGCCTGCTCGAGCGCGAGACCGATCATGTAGTGAACGACGGTCTTCTGATCCTCGCTCATGCCGTTATAAATCTCGGCGACAGTGGCGTCAGCCGCAGCGTGAGCCAGGTCTTCGTCTTCCTCGTCGATGTCCGAGTAGGCCATGTCCGAGGTGGCAGGACCTGTGCCATCGTCCCGACGAGAAGTGCTCTCACTCGTGGAGGTCCTGGAAGCGACGACGTTGCCGTCCTGAGACTCAGTGGTCGTCGAGGTACTCTTTACCGTGTACGTCTTCATGGCGTGCTCAAGTTCGAGCCCGCTCGAGATGATGACCTCGTCCGGAACCTCCTCGATCTCGCCGTCTGCGTGCTGCAAAGCGACGTTCTCGATGTAGGCGCCGGGATTCGCCCCAGCCAAGACCAACGAAACCTCGCGAATGAAGCCATGGAAGACCTGCTTGGCCCTCTCGACAAGCTGATTCGCGAAGATAGACAGAGACTTGATGTCTCCGTGCTGGACCAGAATCTTTGCGTTCTTGCCCTGCGGCGTCTCGTTGAAGTACCCGTACGCGTAAACACCATCCTTGCGATTCTCAAGAACGGCGTGGCCAAGAACGTTGTCGGCCTTGCTGTGGCCATGCTGCCAAACAAGCGGAACGGTCACCTTGTCCTGGTGCTTGAACGCGTCCGGCATGATGGTTCGGCCGTCCGTGCACTTCAGTCCGACCTTAGTCGCGTAACCAGAAAAGTCAGGCTCCATTTTGACTGTTTCCTCCTCCTGCTGCTGGAGCTAAAGCTGGGTTGGATGCAGACTCTGATGGAGCCGGCATGTTGCTGTTTTTGAGTTTGTCTGCATTTGGATCGCTAGACGGTTTGTACCCCAGAATCTGGCGGAACTCATTCGAACTAAGAATTTCGTTACGAGTGAACTTGTCCGCGATTTCCGCGATAGAATCCACAGGAACCAACTTGAACACGTTGACGAAGTAATCGATCGTCTGCCCCTGCGAGCGTGCCGTCTTCGTTAGGAAGACGCGTCGCATTGCTTCAACGATAGCCTCAACGATGGGTTCGACGGTTCTGTTGTTATAGTTCAGCATAGCCTTGGCGTCTGCTGTGCCATTCATGATCTCCTCCGTCAGACCAAGCTGACTGTAAAGAAGATTCGTCAGATACTCAACCTGCTTGAGAAGATTGTTCTCAACGGGCCGGTTTAGCTGAGTAATTTTCTCCGTGCCATCTGTATAGGCGACACCATACTGACTCCCCTTAAGCTGGAACTCGATGTCAGAGCGTCTCTTTTCCGCTTGATCTCGACGAGCATCAGACTTGATAACATAGGGAAGCTGGATAATAAGGTCGAGTTTCCCAGAACTCGATTGCTCATCAACCGTGTCGAGAAGATTTAGTTTTCTAATAAGACGTCGCAACGTTGAATTCGGTTCATTCATCACCGAATACAATGGATTCGTAACGATTGCCGTAGAGCTCTTGGAAACGATGATGTCTTCACGAATTCCCTTTTTAGGGTCGTCGTTGTAAACGCTCACCTTAACGTGTCTGGGATACCAACCAACGATTTTCCCAACACGCATGGTTTTGATGTCAAAACTTCCAGACACAACCGGGTTGACAGTTGTATCCACGGGAACAATCGCGACGACGCCACCATCTAGCATCGTGTTGACGGCGTCCATAAAGAAATCTCGAGGCGCTTGGTCCACGTTTGCCTCGAGAGTAAAACAATTGTTAAGCCCGCTCGGAATATCTTCGAGGTATCTTCCGTTATCATCTAGACGAATGTGTCTAAATTTGACCGAAGCCACGTCAATACACAAACGCGTGTAGATGGAGGAGATGATTGAACGTTCGTTCGACCATGTCATGCGGGTTCTGTCAGGACGACTCCCGTACGACGTTACGCCAGTCTCGACCTGCGGGTATTGAGTCTGCGTTTCCAAGCCAACGAACGCGTTCCAAGCGTGCTTCAACCTATCCCTAAACAACCCCACTGTTCACCTCCTCTCGACGGTTGAAACTAGAAACGGTTCGTTCTCATTTCTACGTTAGACTACGCATCCTTTGTTTTGGATCAAGACGATTTCTTTCCGCGTTCAACTCTCGGAACTTGATCGTCGTCCTAATTGCATGCAATTCTGATACCCGCATCGCTCCAGATTTTCCAGCTAAGACAAGTACGGCCACTTTAGCGCCCTGAACTGATTGTGGCCTAAGCTTAAACTGCCGAATGGCCAAATTTCCTCCGGCAATAATCGCCGAAGTTTCCACAGCCCCAACAATCAAAGTTCTTCTATACGCCCTTCGATTTCCCTTGGCTCTATAAGCAGCCTGTTGTTTTGGTGTAAGGGCATTGAAATCAAACTTAGGATTTTTTCTAATCGCTTTGTTGTGTTGTTTCCTAAAAGCAGCGCCTAATTGATTTTCGCCGACGATTAGTGTTTCCGCATTCAACCGATTTGCCTTACGATTCAGCTGCCTGAGTCGTTCGGTAGAAGATGTCGGCTTACTCTTTCTTACGCCCCACTTCATTCCCTTGACGCCGAAGTGCACGAGATCTTCTTCAGACATTTGTCCTCCGTCTCACTTGCTGTACTGAGGACCAAACAGAATAGTTCTCGTCACCAGTTCGCCCTGCTGAATTCGGTCCCTGGACTTCTTCAACTGAGAGATTCTTGTATTGTGATAACCCTCAAATCTCCCATTCCGACCCCACGTCCACTTGTCGAGCTTTGCTGTCAGGCCGATGACACCTTTTCCACTCAAGGCTTGCTCATGACGTCGAAGCGCCACATCAGTCTTTCCAGTAGCGATAAAACGAGACGCACGTGCAACACGACCTGGACCAGAACTATGCTTTCTCACCCCCCACTTCATCCCCTTGACGCCATGATGAGCAAGTTCGTCAAGATTTGGTTTTGGCTCTCCATAGATGAATTTCACGCAATCCTCCTTCGTTTTAGTCGGGTTTAAATAACGCAAGATCCCTAAGATCGCCCTATCTTCCACTAAGACGAGAAAGCTCATACGCTGGAGTGAACGGATTGCCCCTTGGATTATAACCGGGATACTGCTTTTGCATGTATCTGGATTGATTCGCATGCGCTTCGGCAAGATCAGCCATCATAGTTGAAACCAATTTATTCGCGATTTCGTTACTTTCAAGAAATTTCCTCGCGTCTGTCTGTACATTCAATTTCTTAGCCAATTCTGGATTTCTTCTCCAATATTTTTCAGAATTTGCTTTTACTTCCGCAACGGACATAGATTTCTTTGTTGATCTAGTGATTGTCGTAGAAGAACTACTTTTGATAGACGGAACACTTCTAATAGAAACTCGTCCACTTTTACTTAAAATCGCGGTCGCAGCAACAGCACCAACGGCGAGGGTCGTTCCAAGAACAACTTTCTGTTTCGTGGAGAGACCACGCTTTTTCTTAGGCGACGCATTTCCAGAAGACCCTGACTTAGCGGATTTTCTACGAACACCCCACTTCATCCCCTTGACACCGAAATGTTCAAGAGAATGTAGATCGGGTTTCACCTCCCCATAAATAAACCTCATGTGATCCTCCAAGACGTGTTGTCAGATCACGGGTTCTCAAGAGCCACGATTCGAGCCTCGAGCTTGGCAATGGCTTCGGCAACGGTGTCGGTCGCAGCCACATCACCCGCGGTCCCAGAGGTGTAGCCAGTCAACAGCACGTCAGAACTGATAGGGGGGAGAGACAGCGGAGAACCGGTCTCGTCAAAGAGAGCAACCGCGGTCGACATCGTGTTGGGGGCTGGCGTGGTCATGCCAGTGACAACCTTCAACTGCTCCACACGCTGCTGGTTCATTCGAACGCCTCCTTGTTGGCTTTCCAAGCCACGTATGCATCCAACAACGCGGCTACGTTATCGATCTTTTCTTCCATTCTTTTCTTGAGGAGCTTCCGGTTTCCATTCGTATCTTCCATGGTAATCGCGTTACCCATTGCAAAGGCCATGAGCAACTGATCGAATATGAGAAGACGTTCTCCGCTGAGCTTCTTCAACTCTCCGAGTGGAACTGACTCTGTCTTGGCTCCCTGAATGACCTTCTCGATCCCAAAAGGTCCGTTTTCAGCTTCGTAACGCGTGACAAACTCTTTAGCGTTGTACGGGTCATAACCAAAGGTACGAACATCGTAACTATTCGCACGAATGAATTCGTCGAGATCATCGTAAACTTCCATCATGTCGAGAATGGTTCCGTCGAGCACATGGAGACTGCCCTCTTCGATGAATTCTTCATACTTAGCTCGCATGGCCCCAGGAAGCTTCATCAACGTCAAAGACGTAATGTATGAACGCGTCTTGACTCCGAAAGCACCATCTCTAAGAGGAAAGAGGAACGTAAAAGCGCAGAAATCGTCGCCTTGCGAGAGGTCAGCTCCAAGCGAACACGGCAGCTGCCAGAACTCTCGTGGTCTATGAGGAAGCGTCTCGTCATAGGTGAAGAAGTAGGTGAAGCCCTCGAGAGGGATGCCGAAGCGTTTGGCAAGAATGTCGTTTCGAGAAGCAGGAGCTTTCTCTGCCCTCTCGACGTCTAGCTGGTATGTCTCATACGAGACAGTTAGCCCAAGGTTCGGATTACACTTGAGCCACATCGAAGGATCGGCTACCTCCTCAATGTCATCTAGTTTGTAATGCCAAATGGAAACGTGCGGAGCGGAGTAATCCCCCTTGAGGATCTCCATAAGTTCCATTTTGATTGTGTCACCACTACCGTTCCGAACCGTTCCCTCGGAGCTGACAGCGATGATGATGTAGTCTTCGTGTTTAGAGGCTCCTTGTTCAACAGCACCAACGACATCTTCTCGAAGATCTCCCGACAACCACTCATCGATCCCGGAAATCTTTGGCCGAAGACCCTGCAGCTTGTTGATGGCCATGGGTCTAACCTCGAGCAAAGAACCGGTGAGGAAGTTCTCCACACCCTTCTTCGTCGAAGCTAGCTTCACTCGATTGGCCTTAGAACCAGTAGTATTCTGGAGAGAACCCTCCGTGAGGAACTTGAAGAGTGGACCTTTAGCTCGAGTAATCGCCGTACGAATAGGCGACATGACTTCGTCTGCCTGCTTCATCGTTGGCGCTGTCGTAATCTGATGCGTCGTCGACGTATCCACATTAAGAAAGTAGCTTTGGATGGTACTTACGTACATAGACTTGGCTGAACCTCGAGCCACGATCAAGTACTGTTTCTTGATGAGACGCTTTTTGATCGTTCTTGTTACGTGTCGGCCACCACGTCCATCTTTTCGAGGCTCATAAACACTTCGCTTGATGAAGTAGTACCACCCAAAAAGCTGTTCGGCCCAAAGTTTGAACGATGGTAGCAAGTAGAGATCACTACCATCGGTTAAAGTAAGCTCATTCTCGCAGTACTTGACGTAACCCTCCACGGCAAGAGGATCGTAGTAGATGTTTGGGTTAGCGATAAGCGCATCAATGCGATTCATCTCCATGGAGATTTCTCGATTGACCGGTATGTCTCCTCTGAGAACGGCTTCCCTGAATTGTCCGTAGTAAACCGGTGTAGCCGTGTTAGACAGAGCCATCGCTAACCCTCACCTCCTATCCAGAAGCTCGCGACTTCATCTTCTCTTCGATCTGCGACCTAAGAAACTTCCCCGAAGGAGAATTCGAGAATTGAATCGCTTGGTTGACCGTGTTTCCTGCACTGAGAACGCCATTGGTGAAGCTAAGACCACGCTTGATAGGGCCTGGCTTAGCCGTCATTCTGGAATACTGCTGTTCGAGATTCATTCTAGTAACTAGCTCCTGAAGATCCTTTGTGGAGAGCGCGTTAGTTCCGCTCTTCTTCGCAATCTTCTTGGACGCGTTGACTCGAGCCGCATCAGACGAAGACGGCAAACGAGATCTCCGTACGCCCCAGTGCATTCCTTTGACACCGAAATGCTCGAGGGTGTTGTCGACTTCTGAGAATTTAGGCAATGAGGTTGTACTGACCGTAGACATCTAACCTCCCTCCTAGACCGCGGGCAGTTGGTACTCCCGGTTGATGTTCAAGCGAACTTCCAACTCCTCGAGTTGCTTTCTCATCGACTCGATCAAATAACTAGTAGTCGGAGGATCGAAAAGGAGGCGAACTCGTAGATAGATCGCGGACTTCACCATGTTAAGAAGAACGTCACCAGCTGTAAAATCATCCCACACTGCGGTGTTGTCCGAGATAGAAAATCCCACATCTGGACCGATGCCAAGCTGATTCAAAACTCCGAACGCCGTGTTGATGTGCATAATGACGTCAATGTCATACACGGTATACGAAGCATCAAGGCCTAGTACTTTCTTGACGTCGTCCAAAATACTATTCGCCATACGGATCACCTCCTTTTTCTACAACGTGCCACGCCCCTCAAGCCGCACCTACGGCGTGGAGACGAGAGGATGTGCGGTCCTTTATCTCGTCTATCCGAACTAACCGAGTTGTTACTCGCTGAACCCAAACTTCTTCAGCTGGGCTCGAGTCTGTGGGCCGACCTCGCCGTCGACCACGACATGGGTCCTTCTCTGGAACTCCTTGACCCAAGCATCGGTCTGTGGTCCGAAGTCGCCGTCGATCAACAACGCCTGACCACGTCGAACGGGAGAATATCTCGCATAGACGGGGAACTGCTTCCGCAGGAACTCCTGAAGATGGCGAACATCCTCGCCCTTGACACCCTTCCGAAGAATGCGAAGCTTTTGGGTCGGATGTGAAGCTGGAGGGTTCGGATCCGGAAGCCTGTTCCAGGCAAAGCGAATATACCCGACCACGTACTTACCGTCCCGATGCATTCGACGGAGCTGGTCGTTTTCGTTCCCCTCGAGAACGTAGAAGGTTCCGTCTCCAACGATCTTCTCGACGGTGCCCGTGTGGTCGACGTACCGGTAATTGCCCTTCTTTGCGGCCCAGTCATAGTAGACCTCATCGCCAGCACGCATGCCCTTGGTTCCGTAGACCCAAGTCATACCTTCCTTGCCAGCGATGGCGTCCTCGACGGCCCAAACCGTGTAGGCTCGACCCGGACGCTTGAGAATCTTTGCGCCACCAGTCCACATGGCCCAGGTGTTGGTCATCTCACACCAAGGACCATTGCCGATCTTCTCAACGTTCTTGTTGTACCAAGCAACAATAAGGTTGCTGTTGGAACCCTTGGGAAACTCTCCGAGACCGAGATTCCGACGGAGCTGGTTCAGGACCTTGCTGATCTTGACCGCGTCAGACATTAGTCCTCCATCTCGGTGTCGTCGACCTCAGAAAACATCTCTGGATCCTGAGAAACGTCACTGACTGGGGTAACCCCGTCGACAACGGGGAACTGGTTCGGCCAAGCAATGGTAGGCTCAGTCATCGGATTCCTTTCACCATAGTTTTGTGTCACCTGGTTTACGTTCCACTGGTCCTCGTCTGAGGAGACGAGCATCTCCGTAGTGGATTGCGTTATGGGTTGCGTGTGTTGTGGTTACGAGAAAGTCTGGGTCAAAAATCGATGGATCTCCATGAGTGATCTCAAGTCTCGAGACCGGGTTCATGTGATGAACCAGTAATTCGCCATGAATTTCCCAACCACGTACGCCTAAATCGCATCCCTCATCTCGAACGATCACGACGTCTCGAATACGCTTCCACTCGCTCGAAGCGTAAAACTTTTGGTTGACCCACCGATCAAACCCGAAGGTCGATTCTCCGACAACGCCCTTGAGGGAGAGGTATTCGAAGCGTTCATCGAAGCTATCGAGTCTACGAAGTTCTCGATAGGACCTAACCGTCGACATCGAAGTCTTCCGGACTCTCGAGACCAGAATATGAACGCATGGCGTCCAAAGCTTCTTTGTACATGGTCTCGACTTTCGCTCGGTCCTCGATCTCTTGTCTCTTGGCGGCCAACAACTCTACCTCATGCGCGAGGCGCTGTTGTTCAAGGCGTTCTCTTGTGGAGCCAAGCTTCAGGTAGTGTGTAATCACCTGAGCAGAAGCGGTCCCAGCCAAAAGCTGCTTCTCGGCAAGGTCTACCGCGGCTGAAACCAACTGATTCTCCCTTGACTCGGGAGTTGTCGCTGGCTTCCGGCCGCTACGTCTGGCACCCGAATTTCTTTTGGTCGGTTCGTCCACAGATTCAACTCCTTCCGCAAGAGTTCTTAGGCACTTTTACCAGAAGATGATCATGAAGCAACCCAGTTTTTCTTCCCGCGGGGCATTTTTTAGG